ACAATTACAAAAAGTATCTAAAGCGAGAGCTGAGAAGATTATGAGATCTCGTTTCCCTGAATACTTTGAATAGAAAACATTATGAAAAGAATACCTATTGTAGGATTCTCTAGAAAATTTAAGAGAACTAAAAAAATTAAAGCTCAAGGTGTACCTAAATCAGAAATATCACCAACAGCACTTACTTTTGATACTAAATTAAAAGCATTTAGAATAAATCCTAAACATACAATATTTCATGCACCATCTTTTGCTAAACAGGATAAAGCTGAAGCAATTGGAAGATTTATTCATGATAGAAAATTAAGATCTAGCTTAAAAAGAGTTAGATCAAGATCATTACCATTATTTAAAAGAGCTTCTAATAGACCTATTAAAAGTAGAGTAATTAAGGCAGAAACACAAGCATTAAGAACAGCTAGAGCATTTGGCATAAGAGCTGAAGCAAAAGCACTTAAAAAATTTGACGTAGGCAAAAGAAGATTTCGAAGTCAAAAAAGCAAATTTAGAGAACAATTATCTGATGCAGAAGCAAGAGAATTAGGATTTCCACCTAGAGATAGAAGATAAATGGCTAATGATTTTAATGTTAATGAATTTAAATTAAAAGACCCAGTACGTAGTATACCCGATGGTTTAAAAGAACCAGTAAAGGATTC